TAATACATTATTTTCAATTTATATCGTTATTTATATTGTTTCTAAACAAAAAAGAGGCCGATTTCTCGACCTCTCCCTAACTAAACATAAGATATAGTCCCTTTATCGGTCATATTCTTAGTATGGCTGTTTACATTTAATTTATAAAATAACTTCATTGAATTACTTCTCTTTTGAATTGTTTCAGATGATTGTTTGATTCCTTTATTCCAAGCTATCTGGCATTTTTTACCCCCAGCCTTTTTCTTATACTCAGGTTCTTTCCATTTATCAATCATCTTTTCACTCATTTTATCTTTTGTTAATTGTGAATGATGTTTACTTAACATTCCACAAGGACTTGGCCTATAATAATTTAATTTAAAACGAACACCTAAACTACTATATGCTTTGGGACATATATTAAAATAAGGAACATATAAGTCAATAAAATATTGTTCCATTTCAATTATCTTATCCTGACTACATTCCAATAAAATATCAAACTGCAAGTCAGATTCACCATATTTATCAAAATGCCTTTGTAATTTAGTCGACGCTGACTTCCCGTTTCTTAAGTCTCTTTTATGTCTTTGGAATCTTCTTTTTATATTTACCGAACTACCTATGTAAACCCTATGTGTTTTAGATTTAGATTGTATTTTATATACACCTACCATATTATATAAATTAAAAACCTACGGGTTTCAGGTGGCGGCCTTACTCCCCATAGGTTAAATATCTTTCGTACCCGCCAGTACAAATAACAATACAAATATAAATCATTGAAATATGAAAGTCAAATTTATTAATATGTTACAAAACATAAAAAGGGTGCAGCTATTATTCTGCACCCTAAACTTAATAACTAACCTATGAAAAAACCTATTCCTTTAAAATCTCAATAACCTTCTCAGTCGAATTTCCGCACTTCGGCACTGTCACCTGTCTGACTTTCTTTTTGCCATATCGGATAAACAGAAACTTCTTTGGCCTTGACTGGTAAAAATAATCAGTCGTTTGATTCTCATAACTGAAATCAGTCCGGGTGACTTTCAGAGTAGTATCGCTCAAAAAAGCCATTGCAGACCAGGTGAAGCATTTTCCGGTATCAGAAACCATCCAATGCGTTTTCCGGTAATCAACAAATACCTCTCTATCTATCGTATCAATATCGGTAATTGTCCTGTAAATGATTTTTATCACCTCTTTCGGTTTAATTTTAAGGTCATTTAGGGCCTGTTTAAGCGAGTCTGACTGAATCTGTATAAACTCATCCTTTGAATAGATGATCTTTGAGTACTGCCTATCCTTTGCGCTCAGTTCAAGATTATTCTGCCAAAGTCGTTCCTTATCTGCTTTTTCAGCCCTGTATTTCCGGGAAAGTACCTGAATAGTTACTCCCATTGAAAAGAAGATCAGGATAATAGAACCGATAATTATTGCTTTAACTTTGCTCATAGATTTATAATTGTGTCTACCTTGGAGTCAAAAATAGCCGAAAGCTTCTTAATCAATGCCTGACCGGATATTCCTAACATCATTGAACTAATGAAAGTAATTGGATAGATATTTGTCAAGTCATCTTTCGCATAGACAATAACACATCCGATAACCAGGTTTAAAACAGTCGGAATCCAGTTTGCTCTTAAAAATGTTTTAAAGACAAAATCAGGATGATTATAAACGCCATTCAATTGTAATAGGACGTAAATTAAACATCCCGCGATTACTGCAAAGTAAAAACTCATAACTAAAATATTAAATTAGTACTACATTAATTGATTTCTTTTTTTTGGTTTTCTCATTTTTTGTTTTATTTCCTCCGATCTCTTTAATCCTAATTGACTAGGAGGTTTGTTTTTATTTTTAATAGCCATATCGTGCTGCTTTCTTTTTGTCTCTTCACTCAATTTCCATTTTATAGTTCTTGGTTTTCTCATTTTTATCAACGTTTCAGCAGAGTGTTTTTTATTTAACCTATTTTTAAACCCCATGCTATTTTTATTACCCATTAATGATTTACTTCTTTTCTTATTTGACTCATCAGAGTTTTTCATTCCTAACCTATTCTTCCTACCAATAGAAGAAATACTTATTTTCTCTCTTGTTTTTTCAGACGCACAAACTCCTGAACAATTACCAGCTATTTTACAAATATTAAAATAAGATTCGTATGATTCTATATAATATTGTTCATTTTTTAACAAGTCACTTTCCATGCAACAAAGCAAAACGGTAAAAAGTAAGTCAGATTCTCCATACTTATTATAATGTCTTTGTAATTTAATCGAATGATGCTTGTTTCTATTTAAGTCCATTAAATGCCTTTTCCATCTTGTATTTATATCAATTGCACTACCAAAGTAACATCTTTTTGGATTGGTTTTTGATTCTATTTTATATATCCCTGTCATATGACAAAGATAATAAATATTATTATTATACTGCAAAATAATTTTCCATAATTTTAAAGATTATAGCATAAATAAATTAATACTCCGAAAACTATTACAAAGCCTATATATATTCTTTAAATATCTCTTTCATTTGGCATGAGCTCAAAGTGAGGACAATCAGAGAATCTCTCATTATTCACATTATTATCGC